CAATCAATGATCTTTGTGCAGATAAAAATCTAATACTATTCACTTTGTTTGATGCGATTGTATAAATCATCGCTGAAGTATCAGTCACATCTGTATGATATCCATCATCAAAGTTTTCATATTCATTGACTTTAGAAAAGAATAAGGTTTGGGGTTCTTCATTTGTACCCGCAAATACTAATCGTTGTTCAAAGAAAGTAACACTGGAGGGATGACCAGTGGTATCGGAAAATGATCCTAAAGCAAAATCTGTATTGGCTGATCCTGATCCTAAAGCTACTTTAATGACTCCTGATACGACTGTCGAAGAAGTAAAAGAAGTAATAATGGCATGACCTTCATTGAAATGAATAGCTCTCCCCACATCGGTTGATTTAAATCCATCATCCCCATTAATCCCTGTTGTTGAAGAAGCAGTAAAAGTTCCTGTTGATCCTACAGCAGTATGAGAAGCGGTAATTGTTGTGGTTGTATCATTATGTGGTTGAAGGGGAGGAATATTAAATTCTACTTCATCTAATGTCCAGGAAGTATGTCCTGTTCTTGATAATTTTCTTACTGAATAATCAGGATGACACAGATACATAATATCTGCGGATTGTGCGAACTTGAGTTGTGCAACATCGGCTGCTGCATAAGGAGAAGCTATCTCATAAATTCTAAAAGCACTACCACCAGAAGCATAGGCAGTATAGCTGCTAGAGTCGATATTGTTCCCATCAACATCCTGTAACTCAAATGTATTGGCGGTTGTGTTAGCGACTTTAAAAGTCTTTCCATTGACTTCCACCATTCCTGTAACTGAACTAATAATAACATGATCTCCATTGGTATAACCATGTGCGGTAGAAGTTACTACTGCTGGATTAGCTTGGCTGATGTTCGTTATCGTCTTAGCTGCTTCAGTAATAATTCCTTTGTCTTTAAAGAAACGAATATATTGATCTCCAAATTCTAAAACATAAGTTTGAATTGTTGAAAATTCAAAAGGTATTAATCTTACTTGTTGAGAGCTATCTTTGACTTCATGGACAAAAGCTGTACCTGGTCTACGACTTGCACCACCATGAGGTTGAATTGTAAAATTACTAATGGTTTTTGCACCATTATAATATTTTGTTAAATCGGTTCTTCCATCTAACCTGGGTGATAATTGACCAGCAGTAAAGTTGGTATAAGCAACAGTTTGTCTTGGCATTTAAAACCTCGAATTAATAAATGTTGAACTGTCTATATAGTCGGGTGTTCCTTCGGTTGCGTCTGCGTGTCTAGCTAATCTTAATTTTTCTGCATAATCTTGTTTGAGAGCTACAGCTAAACTGGTTGAACTGGTAATCGCATAACATAACTCAGCTGCTAATCTTGCTACAATCGACTCAATTAATAAGCTATCGTATTGAGTAGGATCAGTTACCCTGGCTGAATAGATTAAATAAACAGTATCTTCATCCGTTAATATTTTTCTACCTTCTACTTTAAATTTTTGACCACCATCCACATTAGAAGTTGATCCATCGTGATAACCGCCTGTTGATAAAACTCTAAGACAATCACTCGGCAGTTGATATTGATAATTATATTCGTGTGTTGGACTAGTTGTATCTTGAGCTAGTTGAACTCTTTTAACTAAACAATTCCAGGTATGCTCTCTAAAGACTGCATCTCTTAATGGCTCATATCGTTGATTACATAATCTTGCATTCTTACTGTCCTCGGTTAAGGCAGTAATATTATTCGCACCTAAAATATTGAGTGCGGAGTTACAAATTTCTACTACAGATGTCATCCTATCATTGTCTTTCTATTTGAGTTTTTATTATTATTTGCAAATTTTCTTGCAGCTTCTTTACTACCAAAACCCCAGGCTCTTAATGCTAGTGCTAATCTTGTTGGCTCTCCGTTTGGTTTTTCCATTCCACCCGACATTCCAGCAAAACGAGCAGCAAAAGATACTCTGCGTGGATTTGTTCCCGACTTGACTGGTGCTTTTAGATTACTACCTTCTGTTCTTTTATAGTAATCTCTACCCGCCTGGTTTAATCCACCACTTTTGTTTTGATATTTCTTTGCTACCATCTTATCCAATCATTGTTTTCTTTTTTAAATTTGTTGCTTTTTTTAAATCTGCAGCAGTAATTTTCTTTTTATCTCCAGCGAGTGCTGCAAGTTTCTTTTGTTTTGGTGAGTATTTAGAATAAGGCATAGTTTATCCTATCATAGTTTTTTTCTTTTTCTTAGGAAATCCAGCTTTCATATTAGCGTAGGCATCGTCAGAAATAGTTGATTTAGATTTTGGTCTGGATGTTCCAGCCTTTTTTCTTTTATTGATATTGTAATATAAACCTTTACCTGGCATCGTTTTCTCCTTTGTGCAAGGGGAGCATAAGCTCCCCCTGATTAAGTAGATTACTCGTCACAAGCGATTTCTACTACTTTTTCTTCTTCCATTCTAGTTGCACCGATTGCCATAGAATAGTAGACCTGAGTAGCATAAGACTTGTCAGCTCTTTCATCAATACGAGCTGTTACGTCTTTACCAACAGCAAGTTTAATTGCATCTTCAGTAAATGCGTAGCAAAGTCTATCGTCAGTGTTAGTAGCATCAAAACTTAATCTTGTTGAAGGAATAAACTCAAATCCTAAGAATGAGTTTACTGAACCTTGAGCAAGAGCTTTCACTGTGTTGAAGTCAGATGACTTAACTTCAGTTGTTGCTAATAAGTCTTGGATCTGCTTTGGTGAGCATAGGAAATATCTCTTTAATGAAGGATCTACATCCGCATTATCTAAAAGATATTTTGCTTCTAGTAGTTTAGCGATTGTTAAACCATCTGCTTGAGAAGCTGAATATGGCTTCTGTCCAGAAGGTAAAGCTACTGCTGTACCACCAGCCACACCTGTGTCTGATGATCCGCCAAGAGCAGAAATGATAACATCATCCATCGCTCTACCCATCGCTGCAGCTGCTGCTTTAGCGTAGGAAGAAGTTGGATCAATTAACATTCTTACTTTGTCAAGATCGTCAATGAGATCAGCCCACTCGTAGTCAGTCAGAGATACTCGTCTGCGAGAGTGGGGTGTATCGATTTGTGGTGTTGAGGCGTGTCGTGTGGTTCTTGCTTGAGCTGTTACTGCACCAATCTGTTCGAAGAAAGCGTTCTTACCCTTGATTGTTTCAACATCAACAGCGTTTCTAAGTAAAGAACCCATTTGCTGTGAAAGCATAGTTACGTTGTTACTATACTGTTCTACAAATGCTGTAGTTATTTGTGTAGACATTTTTGTCTGTTCCTTTCTTAATAGTTGTTGTTTTTACTTTCTTCGATAAATTATCCGTAAAGGGTTTATCTTCATTTAACATCTGATAGATGTCAGTCTTTCCTAATGTCACCAGAGTCCTATTCGGATTGTTCTGGAGCTATCCCATGCTTCATATTCTGGAGCATGAAAACTTCTTGTACTGCACTTCTATGTCCTGGATGTTTCTTATCCCAGTACGGAGTACCTGGTGCAGTTAATTTCTCAATCTCTCTTTGAGCATCATCTGGAGTCATTGTCAAATCATTTTCTGCAGTCATGTTATCTTCAGAAAAGTTCTCTGCTAGTCCAGCTAATGCTTTAATAAACTGAGGATCATTACCTAAGAGATTACCATTCTCTAATTTAACTTCTTTCATTTCATTCGGGAAAAATTTTTGAAAGACATTATCCGCTTGTTGGATTTTCTTATCAAAAGCCAAACCCCAATCTTTTCTTAAATCAGACTCTGATTGTTCCCTTACTTGCTGTTGTTGTGCAGCTAATGTTTGCTGTCCGCTTTCAGATAATTCACCATAAAAATTTAAGATCTTACTAGCCTGGTCTGAATTTAAACCAATCGAATGAGCTACTTGTTTGAATTGTTGTAATCCAGGATCACTTGCATCCAGATTTGTTTCAAACTTATATTCATCAGGATTAGATGGTCTACCTAGTTTGTCATAAATAACTTTCCAGTCATCCTCGGTAGAATGTTTGCCAGGCACTGGAATTTTATCCATGCCAATCATTTTTTGTGCATGGACTAAACTCTTAGCCATATCACCAACATTAGTAAAATTTTTTAATGATGGCTCTCCTCGTAAATCCTCTGGTAACTGATCTAAGAAAGTTACGCCAGGATCTGCCGCTTGTGTTTCTTGTGTTACTTCAGATTGCTGTTCGACAGCAGTTGTCTGTTCTTCACTCATTTTGTTTTCTTCTCCTTAATTATATTTTTAATCATTAGTAAGACTGATCTTTGTCCTTCCAGATAAGCCATCTCTAATGAGTCTTTGGAAAATGTAGTTGTGTTTTGATGGAGTCTACTTTCGAGATCTTCTAAAACTTTCTGTCCTTGGACAGTACCAAAAGTTGTTCTGTAGTTTTGAAAAAGATCGTCTAGTGTTTTTTTATCCACGCTGTAGTTCCTTCACCAATGGTGCTACTTTTCCACCAGCTTCAGCTAGTTGCATATCCTGTTGCTGTTGTGCTGCTTGTTGTTGAGCTGCAGCTCTTTGCTGTCGGATAGCCTGGACTTCATCCACTGATCGGATCACTTTCGATGGTACACCTAACACTCTTGCTAAGTGATTAACCATGCGGTCACTATCAATGAAATCCATTACTGGACTCATCTGTGACATCGGAGTGATAATCTCTAAGGTACGAAGTATTGCCTGGACATCACCTTGTTTCTGAGATCTTGCCAATGGTGATACATATTCGATATCAATGGTTTGACCTTGAAGTTCTTCTGGTGCTGGAGGTAATATTCCTTTCCTTAGGAGAATATTAAAAGTTCTATTAATCAAAGGCTGTAACATCTCTGATTGTAATCTCCCTAATACAGGAGCTAGTAATCTCATCTTTTCTTCATTACGCTGCATAACTTCCGTTGCAGTCATCTGAATGTTTTGTGACATTAATAACTGGTCGATGTAGTAGGCTTGTTTAATGGCAGTTCTTCTTTGTTCTTCAATATTTAAACCTAAAGGTGTATTCGCTCCAATGTTTAAAGGAGTAATCGTATCTCTTGAACCACTACGATAGAAGTTTAGTCCACCTGGTTGTGTTCTTACGGGTAAAACAAAAGAGTCATCAGGCACTAACAATGGTGGATCTACCATTTTCTGTGCAGCCTTAATTGTTGTTTCTGCCATCTTGTTAATCATTTTGATATCAGCAAGAGCGGTCATACTTGGTGATCTACCATAAATCTCATTACTTGATTTTAACCATCTCGGTACAACAAAAGGGAACTCTCTAAAACCCGACATTGAAATAATTGTTCCATCTTCATCATAATAAACAGAACTAAATTCCATTGACTTGTTATCCATCTTATAAGGATTGAGATCATCGTTAGGCTTTACACAATGATAAATCGTAACATCATCATGGGGAGCTGTTTGCACAATCTTCATAATTCTTTTTGGTAACTTATCTCCAAACTGTTGATACGCAGCTCTTGCAGTCATCTTTAATTCACGATGAATAGTATCGACTTTGCCTTTGTTATTTTCCTGAATATAAATTTCTTTAATATGCCTAGTTGAAAATCTTACAAAATCTTTTTCATCTTCTTCAATCATCATGCAGCCTGTACCAAAGGCTACCATATCTGTATATAGTTCATGGATCTCTTGTTGGAAGTTAGATCGATCTAATGCCATATACATGGTATCAGTACATGACTCTAACCATTCTTTATTCGCTTCTATACTAGAAACCATTTCATCTTTAAATCTCATGGAGAACCAGGGAGTTGCTGCATTCGTCAGCATTCCATGAAGTGATGATGATAATAATTCTAATGCGTGTAGTGCTGTTCCATCAAAAATTCTTTCTGTTCTTTTATCACCTCGTGACCTGGTGGTTGTAACATCAGCTCGTCTTGGTAAACAATAGTCAGCGACTTCTTGCCAATGACTTTCCCAGTTTTGTCTTTTTGTTTTTAATTGACTGAACTGGTTTTTTAAATCCTTACCTTGCATTATTTAATCAATCCACCTTTCTGATTTCTTTGACCACCTAATAATGTTGAATAATCCTTAACACCTTTTTCATAAATCCTTCTTCTTTTTTCTGCTGGTGTTTCTTTCATAATATCTTCTTTTCCCATAATGGAACTCATCGCCATTCCGACTAAACCACCCTTACTAATTAAACTTGGAACAATTCCTTTTTGTTGTCTTGGTTTAGGAGTGTATTGCATATAGTCTTTAGTAGTTTTACCCGGTGCAGAACTAACACCACTTCTTAAATAAGCTGGATCTTTTGCTTTACCACCAAATACTGCTCTTGCCATATCACCCGCCATCTCTCCAAATGTTGGTGCAGACGCAGCTATCCTTCCAGTATAGTCTGCTGCTGTAGCTCCAGTTCTAAAAACTGGTTTTCCACCTTTTTGTGTTAATCCTTTTACCTTTGGTGAACCTTCTATAAACTGAATACCTCTACCCGCATCTGCGGCTTTGGCTAATTCGGCTTCTCTCTTTTTAGAGATCTCTCCACCCGTCATAATGTTTGACATTAATTCTTGAGTGGTGGCTGCTCTTTTTGTTTCTCTTGATTTGGTAGCTGTTTCTGATCCCATCTTATGCTCCTAATAAAGTTTTCTTGTAAATTTGTGGATCTTCTTCCACGCCTTTTTTAGAAGTTAAAATTGTTTTTGTGTACCCAGCTCTTTTCTTCTTCATTGTTTGTTTAATCATTTCTGTAGACTCAGCTGGTAACTCGGCAGCGGTAGCTGCTGGTACTTCAGGCAGCGGAGCTGGAGGCGGTGGCGGAGCTGGTGTCTTTGGTTTTAAAAATCCCATTATCAATCCCTCCCTAGTGGATCGTAGTTTAACCCCTCTGCAAATCTCTGCACAGGAGCAGTGTTGTTAAAATCCAAATCTCTAATTGCAACAGCGGCTGTTCGCCAGGCATCACAATAGTGACTTGACCAGTCATGGATAGGTTTAGAATAAGTTTTTAATTTATCTAACCACTTACGATGATACCATCTCATCGCATCCAAGAATGGTTTACAGTTATCTCTATCAATATATG